GGTCTCCTTGAAGCAGGGATCCCAATCCCCGTCCCAAGTACCAACACCATGACCCTCGGCTTCCATGAAGTAGAGGTATCCTGCCCCACCACGGAGGTCCATCAGGACACCCACCACATCATCAGCATCCTTGGACCCCTTCAGAGGTCCGTCTTCCAGGTCGAACTTGTCGAGGTTCTTGGTGGCCCATTCCTTGAGAGACTTCTCAACGGCTGAGTCATAGGCTTTGGCCGCACTCTTGATCTCAGAGTTCAGGCTGGCCTCAGACCGGTCCCCGTCCATCGACTCGATCTCCATCTCAAGGAGACCTTCGAGTGTGTCCTGGTCGCTGATGGTGGCAAACTTCATGTTCGCCAAACGAACAAAGTTGCGAAGGGAGGCTGTCTTGCTCAGACCCTCAAGGGTTCGGATGGCAGTACGGGTAGCGGTACCGATAGCAGTCAGGTCCCGCTTGGCGTTTTCGAGCTGGGGCTTGTACTTCCCAGGGTCGCCCTGGTACTTCTTCCAGGCAGACTTGAACTGCTCCAGATCACCCTCGATGGACTGAACTAAGCGGTTGATCCTGTCATCCTCAGAGGCAGCCGTCTTCTTCTTGAGGCCGTGGGTCCTTTCAAGACCCCCCTTCTCCTTCAGACGACGCTCCAGCTCATGAGTACCCATCCCCTCGCCTTGGAGCTTCTTGGCATCCTTGGGGTCGTACCCCTTCTCCTTCAGAAGCTCCTGCATCTCTTTCAGCTCAGAGGCGGAGGCAGCGGACTTGAAGTTGTCCTTGTTCTTGTCGTTCTGAGCCTTCCACTCCTTGGCGTCTTCGGGGCTCATGTTCTTGGTGGGGTCAGCAGGCTTGCCCTCCTCGAACCGGGACTGCTTGTCGTCTTCGGACGATACTTTCCAGGGGTCTCGCATGGCTCAGAAGTCTCCCAGGTAAACTTGCTCAATCACCTTCTTCGAGGGGCCTGTCAGTCGGGACTTGAACCCAGTGACACACTCCAGGATCGCTGTAAGCAGCTTGGTCTTGTCGCTTGAGTCCAAGTCCCCTTCGACTGGAATGCGAAGTGGTACCAACTTGACACCCTCAGGGATGTCACCTTCCGCAGCGGACTTGTCCTTGACCACATCCTTGTTCTTCTCCCACTGGTCAGCGATCTCTTCGAGCTGATCGTCAGTGAGGTCAGGATTGGCCGACTTGAACCCCTTCATGACCTCTTCCCGGCTGTTGGCCTGAAGATTCCCCATGGCTTCAACAGCTTCCTGAGCCGTCTGGGAGAGGGCCATCTTGATCCGATTGAGTCGGAGAGAGGCTTCCTTGGGGGAGATACGGGCAGCCTCTACGTCAGAGGCAATGCGCCGAAGGGCACTTGCAATGTGGTTCGTGGAGGCAGCCTTATACATGGCGGTCTTTCCTTGGGGTTGATTGGTAGGAACTGCTGAAGTTTCAGGTATGGGCTGAATGAATGGAGCCCTACGGTCAATCTGCCGGAGTCGAACGTTCCTCAGAACGTCCTCCAACTCCGTGACTTTCTCTGGTTTGAGCTGACTCTTCAGCTCCTCGTAATCCAACCGAGAGGCCGCCAAAGCGGTAGCTGCCAGGGCCTTGTCCAGCTTGAACAAGGAGTCTGGAAGCCCATAGATGACATCCCCAGCCACCTCGTAGAAGTGGTCTCGGTGGCTGGACTGGGCTACGAGCCTGACTGCCTGAGCAACGAACTTCTTGAGCTGTTCGCAACGAAGGCGGGCATCAGTCAGCTCCTCCATGAGGTAGACTGTGATACCCGCCTCTTTTGCAACAGCGGCAGTGACGAGGTCCCTCGAAGTGGCCTCGGGGAACTCGGGGGTCGTGCTGGTCTTGGATTCAGGCTTCATGCAGCTCCTCGTCGAAACGAGCGAGCTACAAGAGGACTAGCGTAGGCTGATCAGGATTGGAACGCCTCGGGGAACTCTTCCATGATGACCCTCTTGAAGTCATCAGACTCAGCGGCGAAGATGGCCCGAATCACGTCAGTCCGGCCCTCGAAGTTGAGGCGGACCATAGCAAGACGACGCTTCCAGTGGTCCGAGAAGTTGTACTCCTCGGGGAAGTCCTTGCAGATGGCCTTGGCAATGCTCTTTCGAGCATCGGCTGTCCCATCCCGCTCGATACGAGACTGGGTGTCTTCCTGGTATCCGGTGGGGAGCTGAGAGGCAGAAATCTCCTGGACGGGAGCAGGGGCCGGAGCTGGGTTCATCGGAACCACCCCTGGGAACGCCTTCTTGGGTCCGTTGGTGTTCCGGAACGTGATGCCCTCTGCCGTCACCAGGGTCTCCTGGGCCTTCTGATCGGTCCCTGAGGCATCGAACACCTCGGTGCCACCACCTGTGGTCACGCCCACAGAGATGCCCTCCACGGTTCGAGATTGGGTTGGAGCCACTCGACCCACCTGAACCGGGGCAGAGGCCGTCACAGAGCGAGCTGGGGCCTTTGCAGGGGCCTCTTGGCGCTTCATCCCTGGCTGGTTGTAAGAGGCCAGGTTAGTGGTGACCGCTGGAGGGGGGACATACCCAGGGGTCCGAGTCAGCACATCGGCCTTGCGGGCTTCCTTCTCAGCGAAGTATTGAGCCCTCTGCCCCTCGTCCATCTGAGAGACAAGGTCCTCTTCAGTCACCCCCTGACCTGGTTGAATCTTCACCTGGTCTGCCTGACGAATGGCGCTCCCCACGTTGTTGGGGGTCAGTTCCATACCCATCTTGGCAGGGGTCTGGAAGGTCCTCTGAACCTCCACTCCGAACTCAGCCCCACCCACGTCAGGAGCGTTCCCACGGGCCACGAAGGCACCCGCTCGACCCTGGCTGGCTCGGACGTTCTGGGTCTGCTGGTTCGCCTGCTGAGTCCTCTGCCCACGGGACATGACCACTCGCTCGTCAGACTCGACGGTAACGATGGCACTCCTCTTGGCAGGGCTGAGAGGATTCTGCCCAAGGTCGTTGGCAGACCTGACCCCGATGTTAGCGGAGATTGCCGCTGGGGGGGCGTCATCCGGGTTGTAGCAGTCCTCCCTCACAAGCCACCCGAGCTTGATTGCACCACGAAGGGTGGGGAGAACGAACTTACTGCCGTTCAGTTCGACGTTGGTTCCATCGAACATGATCTCCATCCCGTCCAACACACTCTGCCCGGTATTTCCGAGCTGGAACGACTTGGTGGAGATGTAACGGTCGGGCTTGCCTGGTGTGAATCTGATCTGATCGGTTGTCATCTTGTTTGGCCTCCTGGCTTCATAGGGGGCCTATAGACAAGGACTTTAGTGACTACACCGACCTACATACTTGAAAACTTGAGAAGGACTACCGTGGGTTGAGGGTTTCTCAACCCACGGTACCTCTCGGAGAAACCGCCCTTTACTTGGCGGCCTTCTTGGCAGGAGCCTTCTTGGCCTTGGGCTGCGAAGGGGGGAGCTGACCCACCTCGACCTTGATGGCCTTGAGGAAACGGGCCTTGAGCTTCTTGCTGGCGGCCTTCGGCGGAACCGTCATGATGGCTCCCGTTGCAGGATTCCTGGCCTTGCGCTCCGGCTTTGCCGCAACCTTCACCAGGACGAACTTCACGACTCCGGGCAGGACGAACTTGCCCTCCTTCTTGAGGGTCTTTCCTGCCACCGTGTTCAGGGCAGCAAGGAATGCACGGACGTGAGTCTTGGTGGTCCCTTCCATCTCATCTGCAACGGCATTGATCAACTGTGTCTTGGTCATTTGGGTTCCTTCCGATCTCTGAGAGGTCTTACCGAGGGCACTCTGGTGTGCTTGTAGGCTCTCAGCTTTACACCGACGGGTCAACGTTGGCTAGGTGAAATTGAGACTGTAGGTACCTATTACCCACACGCCCCCTGGTCCACTGGGTCAGCAGCGGGCCACATCGAAGCTAGGTCTGGTTGCTGGGAGCAAGCCGTCATCATCGCTTGTTCTGCGTACTTAGCCTCTTCTTGCCGTAGCTGCAAGAAGGACTGAAGGTGTTCCACGATGATCTTGTGAGCCACCGAGAGAGCTTCCTCTTCCGTAGTGCCCTCCCCCACCCACTCCTGCTTGAAGGCTATCTCAGCACCCTCATCTCCAATCTCCTTGGAGCCTAGTAGGGTAGCCTTGAACTTCCAGATCACCTGACCGGGCAGGTCTGATGGGGAGTGGTCGAAGTCAAAGTGGACCTTCGTGATGGCTTGGGGGTCAATGGCCTTCCCAAGCAAGTGGAGCGCTTCAGCTACGGTGGTGAGGATGCCCATGCCCCGAGGTACACCAGAACCAGGGGTAATCGAGGGGGGTCCTGGTGCCGAGGTGAAAAAAGTTAGTTTCCGCCTTGAAATGGCAGATAAGTGCCTGAAACCATGGGCAACCTCAGGCTACTGACCTGAAGTTGAGGTACCCGTCTAGCCGAAAACCGGGTACCCCTCCTAGGCTCGTAACTACCCGGTAACACTCGGAGGGCGGGTCCAGAAAAGCCGAAAGGCCAACCTGTTTCCAGGCTGGCCTTCCAGGGGACTACGTCCGAGGACTGAATCAGACTCGGGTAACCACCAGGCGGGTGAGGCCACGGGGGTTGAAGGCGCCGATGCCGACGTTCTCGAAGCAGGAGAAGCCGATGGTCCGAGCCTTGGGGTCGTCGGCCGACAGAACGGTGAGTTCCGTGCGGACGGGGAAGCGACCGAAGTTCTCGGGCTCAGCAGCGATGTACACGAAGCCAGCAGGGACCAGACGGCTCGTGATGATCTGGGCGCCCCAGAGGGTGGCCTGGAGACCAGTCTTGAGCAGAACGGCCTGGCTCTCGATGTCCAGGATGTCACGACCGAACTTGCGGATGTCCGCATAGTCCGTCGCATTCATGTAGATCCTGGCAACTCGGAGGTCGTGACGCTCCACCTCAGCGAATGCGTCAGCGAGGACGCTCGGAGAGATGGGGGCAACCACGTTGATGTCCGGGTTGGTCTGGCCGGGGAGGGTGTCGAAGCCCGAGACAGCAATGCTGTCCAGAACCGCAAACACACGCTCATCCTCAGCAGCCTGGATCTGGGCCTTGGCGAGGTCCTGAGCCCTCTCAATCAGATCGAAGCGACGCTCCTTGATCTGGGTGAGGGGGATCTCCGGGTTCGAGGCGATCTCGAACAAGGGGAAGATGACCCGGCGAGGCTTCTGGATGGCGAGAATGTTCTCACCTTCCTCACCCACGACGTAGGCGGTCACATCCGGATCCTTGTCATAGATCGGGAGTGCTCCGTCAGGCAACTGCTCGACAAGGAAGGTCTTGCGACCCACTGCCGTGTAGTCACGACGGAGGCGGAGGGGCTGGATCATCGAGGCAGCCAGCTTGGCTCGGCCAGCGGCAGTCTTGATGTACTCCGAGATGATCTGTTGCTTGATCTCGTTGGTTACCATGTTCGTGCCTAATTCCTTTCTGCTCAGACTCGGAGGTCCAGCACGAGCATGGGGGTGTTGGCGTCCGGAGCAGCCTTGACGATGCCCATCACAGTGACGCCCGTGGTGTCACCCTGAAGGTACTCGTATGCGTCCTCGATCCGGTTCGTGAGGAGTCCGTTGGCAGAGGCGTAGAGCTTCTGTCCGGGGGTGTACGTGAGAGCATCACCAGCACCAGCACCCTGGAGCTTCTGAGTCTCGTAGAGGGTGACGCCAATGGTCGAGCCGGAGCCCGAGACATACGGTCCACGACCGGAGGCTGGTCCGGGAGTGTTCTCGTAGGCGTTGCCCACTGCATCATTGATGAAGATGCCGAGGGGGCGGATGCCAGCAAGGAATGCTGGGCCAGCGGTGACAGAGGGTCCACCAATGACGTTGTTCCCGGCCTGAGGGCGAGTGAATGCCACCGAGCCACCAAGAACGCCCTTCTTGGTGATACCCGTGAGGGTGGTGGACTTGACGTTGGCGCTCGTGTAGACGACCGGGTTGTCCTGGGTGAACGCATCTGCTACCAGGGCGCCCACGCTGTTGCGTGTGACGACATGGAAGAGCTGCACTCGACCGCTAGTCTCCCTGAAGTCTCCCGAGCTTTGTCCGCGTAGCGACATGTGTTACTCCTTTGGCGGAAAAGTTGGGGGTCCTTCGCATCTTCATCTACATCTAGGCAACCCAGAGGGTTGAGGGAGTCTCACTGTACGGGGACTCACCTAGAGTCCCCGTACAAGTAGATTCATCGGTTTGTCGGAAGGCCAAATGCCTCACGAACATCGGGTGCCGAGTTCCAGAGGCTCGACAGCTTGTCCCCACCACCAGAAGAACCGGCTGAGGGGAGGCCACCAATCTGGCTCACGCCACCAGTGGGACGAGTCCCGACGGTACGCATGGAGGCAGTGCGGACCACATGGGCCTGCTTCTGCTGGGCCTGACCCTGATCCTGGTCTGGGTCCTGTCCCTGAGCCTGCTGGGCCAGACGAACTTCAGCATTGCTGGCGAAGAGCTGGTTGAGGACATCATCCTCCGGTCCAAGCTGGACTTCACCAACATCCATCGAGGGTGTCTCGATCTGGATCTCCATCTCAGCCGTGGGGGCCTGGATGGGGTCCTGAGCAAGCATGGCGTCGATGAGTTCAGCATCCTGTCCGATAGGAGCCTGCTGCTGGGCAACAGGGACCTGCTGCTGCATGATCTGTTGAACGGCCTGGACTGGGTCCTGACCCTGAGCGATGGCTTGCTGGACTGCCTGGGCAACCTGCTGAGCCTGGCTCTGGACCTGCTGACCCTGGGCGACAGGAGCCTGCTGCTGGGCCTGAGCTTGCTGCTGGAGCTGGGCGATCTGCTGCTGGATCTGCTGAGCCTGCTGCTGGAGCTGGGCGATCTGCTCCTGCTGAGCCTGCTTCTGCTGTCCCTGAGCCTGATCCTGCTGTCCCTGACCTTCCTTCTGGTCCTGAGCCTTCTTGTCCTGCTCCTTCTTGGCCTCGGCCTCTTCCTTCTTCTTCTCAGCGTTCTCCTTGAACTGGGGAGGCATCTCGCCACCCTGCTTCTGCTGAGCCTGGGCCTGCTCCTCCTGACCTTCCTTCTGGTCCTGTGCCAGTCGGGTGTAGGTGCTCATGACCTCTGAGTCGGGAAGGTGCATGAAGGAAAGGGACTGGTCTTCGATCTCGGTGGAGGATGCCGTCTTGGGGAGGATCGCCCGAGCGATGGCGTCACAGAGAGCCGCCTTCTTGGTCAGGACCTCTTCAGAGGCGGTCTTCTCG